TCCTTTAAAGAATCGTTGTTGTCCAGTTTTTGTAGGATATGAAACAGCAACTGGTATGGGTAATTTGCCATGAGGATAGCAAACAAACTGAGGATATTCTGTTTCCACAACTCTATAGAATTGTGCTTTTAATGTGCGATCATTTTTAAGTGTGTGCCAAGGCATGCCACCAAAATAATCATCACTGATTTTTACAGCAATTACTTTTGGCAAATCAATCCATTTCCATCCAACAGTGCCATCCGGCATGTATGGACCCAAAGGATCTGTCACGCCTTTTTCTGCCATTGTTCTGTATTCTTTCACAGCTTCAATAACTGCTTTTAAGTTTAGTTGTTCGCGTTGAATGTAAAACTTGCCATCTTCACGGCCTGTGGTAACTTTAATATTACCGCTTTTATTAAAATCACTGCGAGTCCAATTGCCTTTCATGGCATTGTATAACTTGTCGTTTTTTAATAAGTTATCTGCTATGCCATTGTGATATGTAATAGTTCCACCATGGTCTTGACGCCAGTAGTCTAAATTCTTTTCTGGATCGGTGTCATCCAAGTATTCAGGTTGATTTATATCGTTCATAGTATTATTTAGCGTTTTAAAACAACGAAAGGGCAGCCGAAGCTGCCCCTTGAGTGATACTAAATCTTAATTAAAATTAAGAAAGATTACCAGGTCCTGCGTTTACACGACGGACTAGTCCACTTGCACGTGGAGTAGTAACAAGTGTAGTGCCAGTAGTGATGTTGTTTAGCATACCTACGCCGGCCGGATTTCTAACTATGAGAGTTCCTTCCATGATGAACTGATCCAAAGATGCGTCAGCAGAACTGAATACTTCATTGTTAGGACCTAGGTCACGTAATGAACCCCACTGTAACACTTCTTCATTTAAGAAGTAAATGCTGTTAGATACACCACTTTGATCCATGATCCAAGAATCATACACTTCGTAAGTATAGGAAAAATCTCCTTCGTATGTTTGAATCGTGTCACCACGCTCAACGTTACGACGATTAACTGAAGTGTTAGAACTAACAATGTTATCACTGATAGTAGTTCTCAAACTAGTTGGAACAACCATACAACGAATTTTAGCATTGTAACGCTGTTCAGCAGTAGTAACCAATTGCTTGTATAATACTGGACTGAATGTTTGGTTCAAGAAACCAGATCCAGCACCTGTGTAGTAATAGTTACCATTGGCAACAACGTATAGTGCGTTGACACCACTTGGGCTACCAGTCAATTGGCTCAATGTTGTTGAGCTTGTGTCAGTGCTTGGTGCGTTGTAGTTTGTGTTCAAACCTGCTTCTGTAGTAGATACTGTGCTGAAACTCATAGTACCAGCATAACTGGCCAATGAACCCATGCGACGACCGCTGGCAGTAGCAACACCACTAGTTGTTTGACCGTTACCAGTTGCAGTACCAGTTTGACCTGAGTATTGTGTACCGATTTGGTCAGCGCGAACTAATTGTTGTTCTACGTCAAACATCAATTCAATCAGTTGTTTGACTTCCTGATACGCCTGCGGATCTCCCCCGCTCTGCATAACAGCGCGAGCAGTGCCCGTTGCGCCGATTGTAGTTTGGAAGATCTGTGTGAAGTTGTTTAAGTTGTAACGCTGATTTGCTTCTGCGTTGTTAGCACTAACACTTGCACCTTCTTGCACAGCATTAACTGCTGGCAAGCGATAAATGTCATCAGTCCACAAAGGTTGTGTGCTGTTAACTTTACGCTTTTTGCTCATACACATATTAAGAATAGGTGTATCGTCTTTAACTCTGTTAGAGACGTCTAAGTCCAAATCTTTGACAACGATGTCTGTTGCGAATGCGCCTGTACCGTTACCAATGTTTGTAGTTGAAATAAATCCGGCCATTTTAGGCTCCTTTAAAGAATCGTTGTTGTCCAGTTTTTGTAGGATATGAAACAGCAACTGGTATGGGTAATTTGCCATGAGGATAGCAAACAAACTGAGGATATTCTGTTTCCACAACTCTATAGAAT